AATTATGTCTGTTCTATAAAGTCTCCGTTTCGTTGTTAGTAAGGTAATGATACTAAAAGACACACCATAATACAAATCAGTACACATCTTATAAGCAAGCAGAATGAGAGCATTACAAAATCCCACGGACTAGTAGATAATATTTATTGACCAAACTGGAGAAATCTATGAGCGAAAAAGACAAGGAAAAAACCAAGCTAAAACTAATTAGAAATGATGAGGACTTGACCATAAAGCAGAGGGCATTTGTGAGGGAGATAGTTAAAGGTAAGTTGGGTAGTCAGATTGATTGCTATATGCATGTATACGATGTAGCTAGAACCAAGACAGGCGGAGTTCCTAAACACGCTCATGTTGATTGCAGTAAGCTAGTAGCGAACCCTAAGATATCCCTAGCTATTAGGAAGGGATTAGAGCGTAAGGAGGAGTCTACAGTTGCTTCTTCTATACGAACGAGGAGTTATGTTCTTGAGCAGCTTATGAGAGAGTCTAAGGAAGCAGATAGCGACAGTACGAGAGTAAGAGCATTGGAACTACTAGGTAAGACTGTATCGCTCTTTAACGACACCATAGAAGTTAAGGAGAGCAGACATAGTGAGGACATCCAAGAGGAGATAGAAGCTAAGATAATGAATATGCTACAGGAAGCGGATAATAGTGAGTAGATAGAACAGACCCACCCCTTTTTATATAGAGATTCAGACCCTAAAAACGACCCCCCCACCCCCTTATATATGCACAACTACCTGACTATCATATATACATAGTGATATGCACATTATATTACCTAATTTTACAGTACCCCCCCCTATTTTATAGCAAAATGCTAGCTTTTTTTACCATATATCCTTTATTTTGTAGGAATTAGTGGTAGGAATCCTATACCCCACCATAATTATTTTGTATTTTTTGCAATTAAGGGTTGATTTTTATGTGAAGGGGGTGCATTATGGTAAAATCTTGTAGTTTCTTATACCTAGTACATACCATATACCCAGTATTAACTTAATAAGTGCCAACCAATAGGTACTTACTAAGGTTTTTTTATTTGGTTTATAGTTATTAGGTATATACTTAATGTGGAGCTTTATGTATGGATAACTTTATAGGATGGTTTTTTGATATCTGTGTTTATGTCTTGCAGGTAATTGGAGATGTAACAGGTATGGGTTATGCCCTAGCGAATATAGTTATATTTGTAATAATTCAACCAGGTTTAATATTACTTTTCTTTATTTTATGGAGAAAAGCAGTTAAGAAAAATGAATAAAAATGTTTTAAGCAAAGTAAAAAACTTATCTGCTGAACAGAAAGAAGAACTTTTTTCTTTATTTAATGAACTTGAAGATGCTAAGTCTAGAGAAAAATGTCATAACGGCTTTATGGACTTTGTTTCGGAGATGTGGTCAGCGTTTATTCATGGTAAACACCATGAGATAATGGCTGATGCCTTTGAGAGGGTCGCTAAGGGCGAATTAAAGCGTTTAATCATTAATATGCCACCCAGACATACCAAGAGTGAGTTCGCTTCGTACTTGCTTCCTGCGTGGTTTCTAGGTAAATACCCAAATAAGAAGATAATCCAGACTGCACATACTGCGGAGTTAGCGGTTGGCTTTGGTAGAAAGGTCAGAAACTTAGTAAATAGTGCAGACTATAAGAGAATATTTCCTGATGTCAGTTTGCAATCAGATAGTAAAGCTGCTGGTCGTTGGAATACTAACCAGGGCGGTGATTACTTTGCGATTGGCGTAGGCGGTGCGGTTACTGGTAAAGGTGCTGACCTTCTAATTATTGATGACCCCCACTCAGAACAAGAAGGTGCAAGTGCTGACATAAATGTCTTTAATCGCACCTACGAATGGTACACATCTGGTCCAAGACAGCGTTTACAACCTAATGGTGCAATCGTTGTGGTGATGACAAGATGGCATAATAAAGATTTAACAGGTCAAGTAGTTGACGCAAGTGTAAAGCGTGGCGGTTCTGACCAATGGGAAGTAATAGAACTTCCTGCAATAATGCCTTCTGGAAACCCTTTATGGGCTGAGTTCTGGAAGTTAGAAGAATTACAGGCTTTGAAAGCCGAGCTACCTAATAGTAAATGGATGGCTCAATATCAACAAGACCCTACCTCAGAAGAAGGTGCATTAGTTAAAAGAGACTGGTGGCAGGTATGGGAAGGTAGAGAACCTCCTAATTGTGAATTTGTTATTCAATCATGGGACACAGCGTTTATGAAGAATCAGCGTGCTGACTTTTCTGCTTGTACCACTTGGGGAGTATTTTACCAAGAAGACGATGATGGAATGATTGCTCCTAATGTTATCTTACTAGATGCCTATCAGGAGCGTTTAGAGTTCCCTGAGTTAAAGAAAATGGCTATGGAGAAGTATAAGGCTTATTCTCCTGATGCGTTCATTGTAGAGGCTAAGGCTGCTGGTATGCCATTAATCTTTGAATTAAGGGCAATGGGTATTTTAGTCCAAGAATACACTCCTAGTCGTGGAAATGATAAAATATCAAGAGTTAATGCGGTGTCTGATTTGTTTGCTTCAGGTGTTGTTTATGCTCCAGCTACTAGATGGGCAGAAGAAGTTATAGAGCAATTTGCTGGTTTTCCAAATATGGAACATGATGATTTAGTTGATAGCACCACGCAAGCTCTGTTAAGATTCAGACAAGGTGGTTTTATTCCGTTGTACTCAGATGAAGAAGATGAGCCATTGGAACATAACCGAACTGCAAATTATTATTAGGATTTTAAATGGCAATAGAAAGAAGACAAGCTACTCCAGTTGACGGAACAGTAGAACAAGATGCTGAAGAAGAAATAACTGTAGCGATAGAAAACCCTGAGTCAGTTGCTATTGAGACTGATGATGGTGGCATGATTATTGACTTTGACCCTAATTCTAAAGATGTGGGTGAATCAGAGTTTGATTCAAACTTAGCTGAGTTTATGGATGATGACGACCTTAATGAACTAGGCAATGAATTAATTAGTGCTTATAACGGAGATAAAGAATCTCGTTCAGACTGGGAAGAAACCTATACTAAAGGTTTAGACCAGCTAGGATTAAAGATAGAAGAAAGAACTACACCCTGGGCAGGAGCTTGTGGTGTGTTTCATCCAATGTTAAGTGAAGCAGTTATTCGTTTTCAATCACAATCTATTACTGAGATGTTTCCAGCACAAGGACCAGTAAGAACAAAGATTGTAGGTAAAATTACTAGTGCTAAAGAAAAACAATCACAAAGAGTAGAAGATTACTTAAATTATCTTCTTACTCATGAAATGTCAGAGTACAGAACAGAAACAGAAAAGATGTTATTTTCATTACCTCTTGCAGGTTCTGCATTTCGTAAAGTTTACTTTGACCCAAGTTTAGATAGACCTAGTTCTATTTTTGTACCAGCAGAAGATGTCGTAGTTAATTATGGTGCAAGTGATTTAGAAACTTGTGAGCGTGCTACTCATGTAATGCGTAAGTCTTCTAATTCAGTTAGAAAAATGCAAGTGAATGGTTTCTATAGAGATATAGATATACCTGATGGTTCAGACAATAGTACAGATATCAGTAAGAAATATAATGAAATTACTGGTGAAACAGATACTTATAACTACGATAACACGCATACTATTTTAGAAATGCAGGTAGATTTAGACCTTAAGGGGTATGAAGATACCAATGAATCAGGCGAAGAAACAGGTATAGCAATACCTTATGTTGTAACAATAGATTATCCAAGCGGTAAAATTTTAAGTATTCGTAGAAATTACTTTGAAGACGATGTTAAAAAATTAAGAAGGATGCACTTTGTTCATTATCAATACCTACCAGGATTAGGTTTCTATGGGTTTGGTTTAATACATATGGTTGGCGGATTAGCTAAATCAGCTACATCTATACTAAGGCAATTAGTAGATGCAGGTACTTTAAGCAATCTGCCTGGTGGTTTGAAAGCTAGAGGACTGCGTATTAAAGGAGATGATACTCCTATTATGCCAGGTGAGTTTAGAGATGTTGATGTTCCTGGTGGAGCAATTAGAGACAATATTACATTCTTACCTTACAAAGAACCTTCAGGAACTTTATATTCTCTACTTCAAAACATAGTAGAAGAAGGCAGGCGTTTTGCTAGCATATCTGATATGAAGATATCTGACATGAATAATCAAGCACCTGTAGGTACAACCTTAGCTTTAATGGAAAGAAACCAAAAAGTTATGAGTGCTGTACAAGCTAGACTACACGCTTCAATGAAAAAAGAATTTGATATTTTAGTTGGCATTGTAAGAGACTTTACTGACCCAGCTTATCCATACGAAACAGACGAAGAAGAATTTATAAAAGCAGAAGACTTTGATAACAGAGTAGATGTATTACCTGTATCAGACCCCAATGCTGCAACTATGGCTCAAAGAATTATGCAATATCAAGCTGCTATGCAATTAGCAACAACATCGCCTGATATGTATAACTTACCTGAACTACATAGACAAATGCTTGAAGTATTAGGCATTAACGATGTAGATGATATTATTCCAGATGGAAATGATATTAAGCCAGTAGACCCAGTTACTGCGGTACAAAACTTAATTAATGGCAAGCCAGTAAAAGCTTTTGTTCAGCAAGACCATGAAGCACATATATCTGTAGTAGCTTCAGCTCAACAAAATCCTGAGATTATGAGCACAGTTGAAAGAAGTCCTAACGCACAAGGTATTCTTGCAGCAGCATCAGCATATGTAAATGAACACTTAACTATGAAATATAGAAAAGAAGTTGAAGCTGAAATGGGTGTTGAGTTACCGCCAGAAGGTGAACCTCTACCAGCCGATGTTGAAAAACGAATTTCTAGTCTTGTAGCAGAAGCAGCTAAACGAGTGCTTGGTACATCGCAACAAAGAGCAGAACAAGAAAGAATAGAAGAACAACAACAAGACCCACTAATAATAGCTAAAGAAAGAGAAGTAGCTATTAAAGAACAAGAAGCAATGCGTAGAGCAGAAGAAGGCAAAGCTAGATTACAGCTTGATGCTTCTAAAGCAGCTAATAGAGATGCTATCGAAAGGGAAAGAATTAAGGCTCAAACAGAAATAGCTGGTGCTCAAATAGGGCAGAAAACAGCTAGTGACTTGTTAAAAGCCGACCAACTATCAGATAAAGTAGCTAGAGAAGATTTCATAAAAGGTATTGACATAGCAAAAGATATGCTTGAAGATAGTAAACAGAATGGAAAATGATATCACAGAGCTATCACTATCAGAACATCTGAAGTTAAAGTTGCGTGGTATGATGAATGAACATGCCGACCATATGAGTACAGGAGCTTGTAAAGACTTCTCCGAGTATCAAAAAATGGCAGGTATTGTCGAGGGCTTAGCCCTTGCAGAACGAGAACTTCTGGATTATATGCAGAGGAACTTGGAGAAATAGGAACTCGACTCCTGAAGTCGTGCAAAAAATATGAGTGATAAAGGAAAAATAATGCCTGAACCTGAAAGTGTTAAAACGCCTGAATTAAGCAAAGAAGCTAAAAGTCAACTACCTGTACCTAAAGGTTGGAAGATTTTAATAGCTATGCCTAAAGCAGATGAAAAATCTAAAGGTGGAATTATAAAAGCATCTTCTACAATACATGATGAAGAAGTTAGTAATATATGTGGTTATGTATTAAAACTAGGCACAGAATGTTACAAAGACACTAAAAGGTTTCCAACAGGAGCTTGGTGTAAAGAAGGTGATTGGGTAATCTTTAGAGCTTATTCTGGCACTCGCATGAAAATGTATGGACAAGAGTTTCGTTTAATTAACGATGATACTGTGGAAGCAGTAGTCGATGACCCTACAGGAGTAGTTAGAGCATGAGTAAAACAGAAATTATTAACGAAGAACCTAATATTCCAGAAACTGTACCTCAATCAGAGGAAGACAAGTTTTTTGGTAAAACTACAGAGATAAATAACACAATACCTGAAGGCTTAGAAGTTGAAGTTGTTGATGATATTGAAGTAGTAAATGATACTCCAAAGGAAGATAGAGTAGCAAAAAAAGCAGAAGATAATACTCCTGATGTAGATGATGACACAGTTGATGCAGAAATTACAGACTACAGCAAAAGAGCTGGCGACAGGATAAACAAGCTTAAATACGAGTATCACGAAGAACGCAGAGCTAAAGAAGCTGCTTCTAGAGAATCAGAAGAAGCAATAAAAAGATTACAACTGCTAATGTCAGAAAACCAAAAGCTACAAGCTATGGTTGACCAGGGCGGACAAGTTTTAAATAAACAAGCATATAACAATGCTTTATGGGCAAAACAAAATGCTCAAGAAGCTTTTAAGAAAGCATATGAAGAAGGTAATGCCGAAGAAATGACTAAGGCACAAGAGTTACTATCTAAAGCAACTCTAGCAGAACAACAAGCTTCTTCAATGGCTGCACAAGTTCAAAACGAAATTGCTAGCAAAATGCCAGTACAACAACCTGTAGTTCCTCAACAAGAACAACAGTTAGACCCAGACATGCAAGCTTGGTCGCAAAAAAATCCATGGTTTATGGGTAGCGAACCAGTACATAAAGAAATGACATCTTTTGCTATGTATGTTGACCAGTCATTACAAGCTAAGGGAATAGACCCTGCTACAAAATCTAAAGAATATTATCAAGAAGTTGATGTTGCTATGCGACAACAATTTCCAACTTTTTTCGGTGTCCAACCTACTAATGAAACAGAAATGTCTCAAGAAAGTGAAACGCCAAAACGACAACCATCAACAGTTGTTGCATCCGCAACGAGGGATAGCGGAAACAAAAAACCCACGCAAATCCGTCTGACTCAGACACAAGTTAGGCTAGCTCGCCAACTTGGTATTAGTCCTGAGCAGTACGCAAATCAATTATTAAGGGAGGCTTAATATGTCAGAAGAAAATAATACTACTAATCAAGTGGAGGCAGTTTCATCTGATACTCCTGAAAACCAAGAGCGTACTCCTAGAGAGACAGAAAGCCGAGAGGCTACTCAGCACACACAAAGCTGGGAAAATGCAGCTAATTTACCGACACCAGACCCACAAGAAGGCTGGGTATTTAGGTACATCAGAACTGCCCTATTGGGACAATCTGATAACCCTAATGTATCTAGACGATTTCGTGAAGGCTGGCAACCTTGTAGATTGGAAGACCATCCTGAATTACAGATTCATATGATGGACCATGGCTCGGAATGGGCAAAAAAAGGTAATGTTGAAATTGGTGGGCAACTTTTATGTAAGATGCCAGAAGCTAAAGCTAAAGCAAGAGATGAACATTTTCAAAATCTTGCTCAATCGCAAATGGACTCTGTTGACAATACTTATATGAAAGAACAGGATAATCGAATGGCGACAAAACAAGTGTTTGAACGCAAATCGAGAACCACTTTTGGTAAAGATTCTTAAGAGTCTTTAATAATTAATTTAAAATAAGGAGACAATTATGTCTACAAGTGCAACTCCTCACGGAGCTAGACCTGTTGGAACAGTTGTTGGAAGCCCTTATCAAGGTAAAGTTACACATTACAAAATTAAAAATGCGTATGGAACATCTATATTCTATGGTGATTTTGTAAAGTGGGGTGACGATAACCCTAATACCACTATCCAAAAAGATACTGGTACTACAGCTTGTACACCTATTGGTGTATTCCTTGGTTGTGCTTACACAGACCCTACAACAGGGCAATTTACTACGAATCAATATTTCCCAGCTTCAACTGCTGCGGATGACATTGTTGCGTATGTTGCGAGTGACCCTTTTATACTAATGCAAATGCAATGCGATGGTGCAGCAGACCAAGATGACCTTGGTAAAAACTGTGCTGTTGTGCAAACTGCAGGAAGTACAGCAATTGGCACAAGCAAAAACTCGGTTGATATATCTACTGTAGCAACCACTAACACACTACCTCTCAAAATCGTTGATTTTGTTGATGGACCAGATAGTGCAGTTGGTGATACTTACACAGATGTATTAGTAATGTTTAATGTTGGACATCAGTTGCTAAACACAACTGGTATAGGTTAAGGAGAATAAATTATGGCAGCTATTTCAAGAGCGAATGAGCTTAAACAACTCCTACCAGGATTAAATGCGTTATTCGGAGAAGAATACGGCACATACGAGAACGAGCATGAAGAAATTTATGTAACTGAAAATTCCGAAAGAAGTTTTGAGGAAGAATTAAAGTTATCAGGTTTCGGAGCTGCTCCAGTAAAAGATGAAGGTTCAGCTATTAATTATGAT